ACCCAAAGACTTTTCTTCTATATTTAGAGAGAATTTAAAATTCTTTATTGGAAGAGATATGGTCAGATTATGCCAAGGCAGATCTGATGACATCGCTATTTTGGAAAGGTTTGAAGAAGCAACAGTCGATTATGTTTTAGTTGATGGCGCACATGAATATGATGCCGTTAAAGAAGATATAATTAATTGGTGGCCCAAACTTAAACCTAATGGCGTAATGTTTGGTGATGACTATTCTCTTACTTCTGTTTCACAAGCAGTAGAAGATGGCTTTGGCGCAATACAAGTTGGATCTTACGGAGCTAATAAAGGTTTTGAGCAAACTTGGTATTCTGCAAAGAACGGAGAGAATAAACAATTTGAAAAACTTATACCCGGTGTCAATACATACACATGAGTCTCTTTATAATACATAATTATCAAAAAGAACTAAAAGCTGTGAAAGAACAATTGTTTGATCATTTGACACAAGGGGTTGAAAACTTTGAAGAATATAAGTATATTCAAGGAAAGATACATATGATTAACATATGCCAACAGGAGCTTTCTCGCCTGCTGGAACAAGAGGAGAAAATAGATGACTAAAACTTTATACGTGCCAGAGCACGTATTAGAAAAATACAAAAATCCTAATAAGGGAGTAGATCCCGATAGGAAAGAATTACAAAAATTACCACAACCTGTTGGATGGCGAATCTTGGTCTTACCTTTTAAGGCTCAAGAAAAAACCAAAGGTGGTGTTATACTTACAGACAAGACAGTAGAGGATTCTCAACTGACAGCATCGGTCGCTTTAGTTTTGGCAACAGGACCTGATGCCTATAATGATAAAGAAAAGTTTCCCAATGGGCCTTGGTGCGAACAAGGAGATTGGGTTGTGTTTGGCAGATACGCAGGATCAAGACTTAGAATAGAAGGTGGAGAAGTTAGGTTACTCAATGATGACGAGATACTCGGAACAGTTGAATCACCTGAAGATGTATTAACAATTATTTAACATGGGAGGTAAACCATGCAAACAGAAATAACTTCCGGCCAAAAAGAAAAGATGGTCGATCTTGATACCTCGGGAGAGGGTGCTGAAATAGAAATTGAAGATAAGTCACACGGCACAGTCAGTCCTGAAAAGTATGAAGAAGTAAAAACAGAAGAGAAAGATCCTTTAGATCCTAAAGTTGAAGTCAAAGACGAACAACAAACGGAAGAGATGGATCAATACTCTGATAAAGTAAAAAAACGAATTGATAAATTAACATATAAGATTCGTGAAGCGGAAAGAGAAAAAGAAGCGGCTTTTACCTTTGCACAAAATGTTCAAAAAGAATTATCTGATGCAAAGAAAAAAACTTATGACATTGATAAAGGTTACATGTCAGAAAGTGAAGTTCGTAATAGAATGGCTTCCGATCTCGCTCGTCAAAATTTAATCACAGCTAGAGAAGCAGGAGACTATAATAAAGAAGAAGAATCCCGAGCTGCTCTAACTAAATTAGATCTTGAGGCTGAAAGAATCCGTGTTACAAAATCCAAAAAAGAGCAAGAATTTGAACAATTCCAAAAGGAACAAGAGCAAATTCAAAATCAACCAGCCCCACAATCAAAACCACAACCTTCTGAAAAAGCATTAGCTTGGGCAGAAAAGAATACTTGGTTTAGATCTAATGCTGATATGACTGATTATGCTCAAAGAATTCATAGAGGATTAGTAGCAGAAGGATTTGACACTGAATCAGATGAATACTATGATGAATTAACTGATAGAGTTAAAAACAAGTTTCCAGAGTCTTTCCAAGGCTCGGATCAGACAATCAGAAGCAACAAAATCGCCCAACCAGTTGCCTCTGCTACAAGGTCTGCAACCAGTGGGCGCAAATCTGTTAGGTTGACCCCTAGTCAGGTAAAAATAGCAAATAAGCTCGGAGTTCCTCTGAGTGAATATGCTAAGTACGTTTAGGAGGTACAACATGACAGATATAAAAACACCAAGAAGTGCACAAACAAGGGTAACCGAGGAAAAAAGAAAACCTTGGAAGCCACCGTCTCAATTAGACGCACCACCATGTCCTGATGGATATAAGCAAAGATGGCTCCGTCATCGTGTAAATGGGGCAGATGATACTAAAAATATCAATGCCAAGCTCAGAGAAGGCTGGGAGTTAGTGAGAGCTGACGAACAACATAAAAGCCTCTACTCTGCTTACAACGGAAGTATCAAAGCTTATGAGGGTGTCATCAGTGTAGGTGACTTGCTATTGGCAAGAATACCGAAGGAAACTGTAGATGAGCGTAATGCTTATTTCAAACGCAAGACTGATCAACAGACTGAAGCGTGGGAAACAGATCCTTTAAAAGAAGAACATCCTAGTATGCCTATCAATTCCGATAGGCAAAGTCGCGTGACTTTTGGGGGTCCTAAGAAAACCAACTAAGTCACTTAATAATAAAGGAGATGAACGATGGCAAATCAATCTGGATATTACGGATTTCGTCCCGTTAAAATGCTCGGTGCTGCTTACAATGGTCAAGGCCAAAATGAGTACACTATTGCAAATAACGAGGCTTCCGCAATATATCAAGGCGATCCAGTAATACTGGTCGCAAACGGAGCTATTGATGTCGGTTCAACTGCTGGTGCTGAACTAATTGGTATTTTTAATGGTTGTGAATACACTGATCCAACTACAGGAAAGCCTACTTGGAGTAATCATTATCCAGGCAGCGTCGCAGCAGCGGACATCAGAGCATATGTCATAGATGACCCGAATGTAGTATTCGAAGTCAAATGTGATGACACTAATGCAGCGCAAGCGCAAGTCGGTACAAACTGTAACATTGCAACATACAGTGCAGGTTCTTCAATTGATGGAATCTCAAATGTTGTTGTTGATGGTAGCACTTTTACCACTAACGCAGGCGCAAACTTTAGAGTAGTGGGTCTTTCAACTGACGTTGAAAACAACGATTTTACTGCAGCAAATGCAGCGATCCAAGTTAAGATTAACTTACACTCTCTAACAGATACAACAGGCGTATAGGAGGTTAAACTATGGCTATATCTAGAAGTCAACTCGTTAAAGAGTTAGAGCCGGGTTTAAATGCACTATTTGGCCTGGAGTACGGACGTTATGATGCTGAGCATACCGAAATATTTGAAACAGAAAATTCTGATCGAGCATTCGAAGAAGAAGTAATGTTATCAGGTTTTGGTAATGCAAGAGTAAAGTCAGAAGGTGGATCAATTGTTTATGACAATGCAACAGAAACCTTCACAGCACGTTACACACATGAAACAATTGCACTTGGTTTTGCAATCACTGAAGAAGCTGTTGAAGATAATCTCTACGACAGAATCTCAGCAAGATACACAAAATCACTTGCTCGTTCTATGGCAAACACTAAGCAGGTTAAAGGTGCAAACGTATTAAACAATGCGTTTAACGCTAACTTTGCTGGTGGTGACGGTGTTGAGCTTTGTTCAACAGTTCACCCAACTGTAGCAGGTACATTAGCTAATGAGCTAACAACTGCTGCTGACTTGAACGAAACCTCACTGGAGCAATCATTAATTGATATTGCTGCATTTACTGATGAGAGAGGTTTACTTATCTCTACACAGGGAAGAAAACTTATTATTCCTTCAGAGCTACAATTTGTTGCTGACAGACTTATGGCTTCAGCAAACAGAACAGGCACTGCAGACAATGATATTAATGCACTTAGAAATATGGGCATGCTTCCTGAGGGATATGTAGTAAACCACTACTTAACAGATACTGATGCATTCTTCATCAAGACTGATATTCCAAACGGTTTCAAGTTATTCCAAAGATCCCCAATTAGAACATCTATGGAAGGTGACTTTGATACTGGTAACGTAAGATACAAAGCTAGAGAGAGATACTCATTTGGTTTCTCAGATCCTAGATGTGTATTTGGTTCTCCAGGTGCTGCATAAGCATTTAACTGATAACTAAATTTAAAGGGGCGTATGTCTTTGACTGCGCCCTTTTTTTATGCTTAAATTAGACTTTATTAACCCAAGACCCTTCGGGGACTATATCAAGGAGAATAGACATGGGAATAACTACATTTTCTGGTCCAATTAAGGCCGGAACAATTAAGAAC